TGGAGTTATAGATGCTATAGCTAATAAAGATTTTACTAGAGCAAGTTCTATTTTAGAATCATTACAAAGTGAAAACTATGAAAAAAAATTAGAAAATATAACAGCTCAACATGATGGTAATAATAAAAGTTTTGAATATATGTTTAATGCTCAGTTACAATCACCAAATGCTTTTTTAAAATTTTTTCAAAATAAAAAAGATCCATTACATGACAATTTGTTTCCTGCTGGAGATCAAACTACTTACTTAGCTTGGGAACCAAAAGAAATTATACCACCTAATGCTATGGCTCAATTAAAAGGTATGTGGCATCAAGAAATGACAGCTATGACTGTCGGTGAAAATCCAGATATATGGTCTGATCAAAATAGTCATTTAAGATCTAAAGCTTTTAATAGAGTAATGAAAAGAATGGAAGAAGAAGGTTGGGGTATTGAAACAAATACTATGGATGGTAAACCTAAACTTGTTAAAAATCCATTTTGGAAAAGTTATGGTAATTTAGATAATAATGATGTTTATGCTGCTATTAAAGAAGATTTTATGAATCTTTCAAAAAGTGAACAAATATCAAAATACAATACAAATAAATTTGAAGAAGTTGAAAACTATTTTAGACAATATGCTGATAACAAAGATGGTTTAGTTAAAATATCTATTGATAGACAAACTTACAAAGATGAAAAAGGACAACATGCTTATAAATTAAGTATGCATATTGGAGATGATATGATTACTTTAGATAAAAATTTTACTCCTGCTGCATGGACACCATTTGTTAATGCACCACCAAGTACAATTTCAAGTAATGCACAATTAATTAATTATACAACTAATCAAATATTTGAAGATTTTAAAAAAACAAGTTGGTATGATAAATTACCAGAAGATAAACAACATTGGACTAAAAGAGCAATATACTCAGTAATTAGAAATGGTATTAAATTATCTGATTATAGATTTTATCCAGATATACCAGGTATAGATGATGTACCTGCAGAAATAAGACCTTTTGCTTGGATAGCTAGAACATTAGGTTTTGATGGTGATCTTAGAGAAATAAGAACTGAATTACAAATGGCAGCTAATACAGCAAATGAAAATTTATCTTATCAAAAAAAAATTAATTTAAATAGAGATTTATCAGATGCAGAAAAAGTAACTGAATCTTTAATGCCACCTGAAAAAACCGTAATTACAGAAAATGCTATGAGTTTAAATTTTAAACAATGGGCATTAGATAATTATCAAAATACAGATTTAAGATTAACGCATAGAACTAATAACTGGACAGCTGTATCTTCTTCTGGTTGGGATGGTGAAATACCATTAAACTATCAAAGAGATAGTAGAAAGTTTGCAGTTTTTGCACATCCTAAAAATAGTATAAGAGCTGCAGTTAAATCATTACTTAACCATTCTACATTAACTAATAGTATTAATAATGTAGATAAAAGATATGGATCTGAAGCTACTTATGATGAAATATTTAAAATGTATGCAGAAGATAACGCAAGTTATATAAATGCTTTAGAATCTAAAACTAAATTTGATCGTAATGATACTGTAGATTTATTAAATACTAATGAACTACATTCTTTACTTAAATTTATTGTACAGCATGAAATGGGTAAAGAGTATTATTTAGAAAAATTTGGTAAACAAAATCAATATGTAAATTCTGTAATTTTCCAAGGTATTAATGATGCAATTAATTCTTACAATGGTGAATTAGGAAAATTATAATGGCAGTTTTTTTTCCACAACCAATAACTCCTTCTGATTTAATTCAGAAAGAACAAAAACCTATTCAATACAATTTTACAGATGCATGGGATGGTTTTAAACAAGAAAACCTAACTGCAATGACAGTACAAAAAATGATGGATAATTCTGATTTTCCAGAAGAAGAAAATTACAATCCATCAAATGATCCACAATTAAAAGGTTATAAAGATTTTATGCATCATTTTTATTTTAGTAAAAGTAGTGCAGAAACAAGTGCATTAATAAACAAATTACAAGCACATCAAGATACTAACTATGCATCTCCTTGGTATTATTTAGGAAGAATAACTGGTGCAGTATTAGATCCTTCTACATTATTATTTTTTACTAAATTTGGTCAAGCAGCTAAAATTGCTGGAACAGCAATGGTAGCAGAAGAAGTTGCAAAACAAAATATAGATCCAATAAGAGATGATAGTTATTTAGGTGCTGTTGCTGCTTATGGTTATACTGTACCATTTTTACTTAATAAATTATCAGCTCCAACACCTATTAGTACACAAAGAAAAATTAAAGAATTAGATGATAAATGGGTAAGCAATCAAACTGTAAAAGATACAGATATTGCTATTGATGGTACTTTTGTTAAACCAAATAGAATGGATCCAAATCCTACATCTGTTGGTTCAGAAGGTATAGCAAAACCTATTAGACAAACAGCTAAAGAAAAAATGGAAGGTGAAGGATTTATAAAATCTAATTTAAATATTTTTGGTGAAGATGGGCCATGGACACCTGTATTTAGAGTAATAAAACAAAAAACTTCTTTAACTGCTAAAACTATTATGAGTGATCTTTTAGATACTCCATTGTTAAAATTAAAAAATACTAAAGAGTGGGGATTTCAATCTTCAGGTAAATCAATTGAAACAGATATGCGTATGATGAGAGTGGGTGAAATAGAGTCTCATAAATTAGTTAAAGATGAATATATTAATTACATTAAAAGAGTACAAGGTACTGAAAAAGTACCTCAAACTAATTTAGGTTTAGCTTTACATAATAAGATGACTAAAAATACTCAACCACAAATGATGGATAGAATGTCATTAGATCAATTTAGTCACGAAGTTACAAGAGCTAGATTAAATGGTTTTACTCATGCTGTTCCAGAAGTATCTAGTGCTGCTAGACATACACAGAAAAAAGTATATGGCCCACTATTTGAAGAAATACAACAATTAAAAATAAGAGAAATGCCTATAATTTCTGAATTAAGATTTTGGGAATCACAATTAAAAACAATGAGAAAAAAAGGTGAAATGTCTAAAACATATACATCTAAAGTAGACGGTGTACAAGAAACCTATAATATTTCTAGAATTGAAAAAACTATAGATGAATTAAATCAAAGATTAAAAAATGTTAAAACAAGAGGTGTTAATGATTACATTAATATTATTTATGTTAAAAATGCTATAGAAAAAAATCCAGCTAGATTTAAAGATATTGTTAAAGGACACTTTAAAAGAGCTGGTGTTTTAATTAATGAATCTAAATTAAATCAATTAGTAAAAGATTTATCTGGACATTTTCCATTTGTAAGATTTGAAAAAACTGTTGGTGATTTAACAGAAAGATATGCATTTAATAGACCTAGATATGCTAGAGCTGTTAGAGCTAGAGAATTAAATTTAGACAGAATAGCTCAAGAAGAATTACTTGATGGTGGTTTTATAATGAGTGATATTTTTGCTTTACAAAAAACTTATGCAAGACAAATAATACCAGATATTCTTCTTACAAGAAAATATGGAGATCCTAATGGATTAGGTGTTAGATTTATTGAAGATGGTGAAATGTCTGGTTTTAATCCTGGATTAATTACAGTAGCTAATGAATATAACTTTAAACTTATTGGTAAAAAAGGAAAAGCTAGAGATGCATTAATTAAAGAAAGAGATCAAGTATTAACAGATCTTGAAGCTGCTATAGAATTAATTAGAGGTACTTATGGATTACCTGCTAATCCTCATGCATGGTCTTCGGTAGCAATGAGAACTATGAAACATTACAATGCATTAACTATGCTAACAGGTTTTGCAGCAGCAATACCAGATGTAGCTAGAACTGTTATGACTTCTGGTATAAAGCGTGGATTTAAAACACAGTTCGAAATGTTTTCAGATTTTTTAGATGGTGGAACTATATTTAAAATGGGTAAAAAAGAAGCTCAATCATTTGGTGAAGCTGTTGATATGGTTACAGGACAAAGAGCAATGTTATTTTCTGATGTAGGAGATATGTTTGGTTTAGCATCTAAATTAGAAAGTGGTTTAGGTAAAGCTTCTGCATTTAATTTTATGTATGTAAACCTTATGTCTAGATGGACTGAAATGGCTAAATCTATGGCATCAGTTACTATTGGTTCTAGAATTTTAGAAGACTCTATTAGATGGACTAAAGGTTCTTTATCAGATAAATGGAAAACTGCATTATCATCTTCTGGTATAAATGAAGATATGGCTAGAAGAATAGCTGTACAATTTGAAAAACATGGTGAAAAAACTAAACATAATTTTATGGCTAATACAGCTAAATGGGAAGATGATGCAGCAGTTGATGCTTTTGGTGCAGCATTAAACAAAGATATAAATATTACTATTGTTACTCCAGGTTTAGGTGATACTCCATTATGGATGAGTACAGAGCTAGGTTCTACATTTGCACAGTTTAAAAAATTTGCAATATCAGCTACTCAAAGAATGTTGATGAGAGGTATGCAAGAAAAAGATTTAGATTTTTTATTTGGTTCTATGTTGTTAATGGGATCTGGTATGTTAATAGATAAAATATATACTGAATTTAGATTTGGTAGAGATTATTCAAAACAATCATTAACAACAAAATTACTTAATGCTTTTGATAGATCTGGTTTAGCTGGAATATATACTGATATTAATAAAGCTATAGAAACTTTAACTGATAACAGAATTGGAATTGGCCCTCTAGTTGGAGAAAGTAAACCATTTGGTTCTTCTAATAGATGGAAAGCAGGAACAATTGGTGGCCCTACTGGTGGACAAATTTATAATATATTTGACATCTTGTATGATGTTGGCGGAAATCAATATAACCATCACACAGCAAAAAATGTGCGTAGGTTAATACCCTTTCAAAATGTATGGTATCTTGATTGGTTATTTGACGATATTCAAAAAGGATTACATTAATGGCGATTACTATTTCAGATACAGAACCACGGGTTCAATATACTGCAACTGCAGGTCAAACAAGTTTTTCTGTACCATTTGAATTTTTTACAAATGCAGATATTAAAGTTTTTAACGGCACAAGCCAATTAACTTATAATGCATCACCATCGAGTGCTTCTCAATATTCGGTATCAGGAGCAGGAGTTTCTGGTGGTGGAACAATTACATTAGGGGGGAGTGGGGCTACTCTTAATGATGTAATAACTATTTACAGAGATTTAGCAATTGCTAGATCTACTGACTTTCCTACATCTGGTGCATTTCAAATTAATTCATTAAATGATGAATTAGATAAAATTATTGCTATGTGTCAGCAATTAGAAAGAGATTTAAAATTCTCTCCAAAAGCTGCTGCAACTACAGCTAATACATACAATATTACATTTCCAAACCTTGCTGCTAATAAAGTTTTATCAGTAAATAGTGCAGGTAATGGATTAGAATTTTCTCAAGATATTACAGATATTACTACAATTGCAGGAATAGCAAGTGATATAACTACAGTAAGTAGTATTGCATCTAATGTAACCACAGTTGCTGGAGCAGTTTCAAATGTTAATACGGTAGCTACAAATATTACTAATATAAATACGGTAGCAACAAACATTGCAGATATTATAACTGTTGCAAATGATTTAAACGAAGCTGTTTCTGAAATAGAAACTGTAGCTTCAGACTTACAAGAAGTTCAACCAGAAATCGATACAGTTGCTGGAAGCATTACTAATGTAAATACTGTAGGTACAAATATTGCAAATGTTAATACGGTAGCAAGTATATCAGGCAATGTAACTACAGTCGCAGGAGCTGTTACAAATATTAATACAGTAGCAACAAATATAGCAAATGTAAACATAGTTGGTGGTATATCAGCAAATGTTACTACAGTTGCAGGAATTAGTGCTGATGTTACAGCAGTTGCTGGAGATGCAACTGATATAGGAACTGTTGCAACAGATTTAACTGGATCTGACAATATTGGTACAGTTGCAGGCTCAATAGCCAATGTAAATACTGTTGCAGGTATTTCAGGAAATATCACAACTGTAGCAGGTATTTCGGCTAATGTAAGTACTGTTGCTGGAATATCGTCAAATGTTAGTACAGTAGCAGGAATATCTAGTGATGTAACTTCTGTTGCAGGAATATCTGCAAATGTAACTACAGTTGCTAATAACATATCTGATGTAAATAATTTTGCTGCTGTATACAGAATAGGATCTAGTAATCCTGCTGTATCTTTAGATGAAGGAGATTTATTTTACAATTCTACTGATAATAAATTAAAATACTATAATGGAAGTGCGTGGACAAACATTGAAGCTACTGATACTTCTA